GTTGTTGTAGCCATTAGTTACTACCTTTCGTTGTTAGAGGGCACCCATTAGGGTTAGTGTTTGAAAATCTACAATACTGCCAAATGCTCCAGCAGCAGATATTGTAATATCTCCTGATGCAGTTACTGTTCCAGTTAAAGTTGGTGCACTTAAAGTTAATCCAGCAATTGTTGTTACTGTTGCACCAGAAGCAATAGATGTTGAACCTAGAGTAGGGGCTGAGTAGCCTGAAATAGTTGTCCACTCAACTCCATCTGCTTGAGCAGAGTTGGCTGTAAGGACTTGACCATTGGTTCCAACTGCTTGTGCAGCATAGGTTCCAGCAGCGGTACCTACAAGGATTGCACCCTTTGCGGTAAATGCTGTACTAGGAACTGCTGTTGCTAAATCAAATGCTGTAAAGGTAATGATTTCAAGAATATCGCTAGCAGCCAAAGCAGCAAGAGAAGCAATGCTTGTTCCATTAGTTGCTACATAATCTGTTGAACGAACTAGGAGTACACCGTTTAGGTATACCTGCTCGTATCCAACTAGGTATGAAAGAGTTAATCCATTATCATCTACACCAGACTTAGATGTTTCGCCACCTGATGCGGTGTAGCGATAACGGTAAATTGCTGCAGTTGAGGAGATTGAACCCCAAGCAGAACCTGTCCAAGCGTACATAGTAGCGCCAGGAGTATTCCAATATAGAGCGCCAGTAATAAGTGCATTGCCATCATTATCTACAGATGGAGCAGATGACTTAGCACCTAGGTATCTATCATCAAAATTATCATAGGTTGTAGCAGCGGCAGCAGCAGAGGCTGCAGCAGCAGTAGCAGAACCAGCCACATCATCTACATACAACTTAGTAGCAGCGTGTAGGTTAGATGAAGGAGCACCAGCAAGGGTTAAGTTGCCAGTCATTGTGCTACCTGATTTTAATACGAATGAATCATAGACAGTTCCACCTGCTTGGATTGCTGTTGCAATCTCACCAAGAGTATCAAGTGTAGATGGTGCAGAGTTAACAAGGTCGGCTACCTTTGTATCTACATAAAGTTTAGTTGCTGCATCCGTATCAACTGTAGGTGTAGCAAGAGATGTTACCTTCTGGCTATTAACAGATACTGAGCCAGTAGGCGCAGCCATCTGGTCTAAGCGAGATGTTCTTACCTGTGTATCAAAGTTTGAAATAGTTGATGCTAATTGTGTACCAGTATGGTTAGCACGAGCATATGGGTCTGTTACCATCTTTGCTGCAGTAATAGTTCCATCAGCAATATCTGTGGCTACAATAGTTCCATCTACCAAGTCAGCAGAGGTAATAGTTCCACCAAGAGACAGTTTGCTATAAGCAATGCCAGCAGATGCATTTACATCAGCATTAACAATAGTGCCATCGGCAATCATTGTTGAGGTAACTGTTCCAGTATCTGCAACCGTTACTGCTGTTCCTGAAATTTTAGTTTTGTCAATAGCGGCAGAAGCATTAATGTCAGCATTAAGGATTGTGCCATCAAGAATCATTGTGCTAGTTACAGTGCCAGTATCACTTGTCTTAACAAGGGTAGCACTTGTAGGAATAGTTGTACCATTAATAGATGTGGCTGTGGCTACGCCAAGGGTTGGTGTTACAAGGGTTGGGCTAGTAGCAAGTACTACTGAACCAGTTCCAGTTTCATCTGTAAGGGCAGCAGCAAGGTTTGCACTAGATGGGGTAGCAAGGAATGTTGCTACGCCTGTGCCTAATCCAGATACACCAGTTGATACTGGTAATCCAGTTGCATTTGTAAGTACGGCAGCAGATGGAGTTCCAAGTGCTGGAGTAGTTAAGGTTGGGCTAGTTAAAGTCTTGTTAGTTAATGTTTGAGTTCCAGTAAGAGTTACTGCTCCAGTAATTGTATTACTTGCAGTATCAATTGTCTTACCAGTAAGAGTCTGTGTATCTGTAGTTCCCACTACGGAACCAGTTACACCGTGCACTCCAGAGGCTGCTTCAATGTGTAGGTTGGCTTCACGGTAATCTCTACCAATTGCCATATGTCGTACTGCAGCACCAGCAGAGTGGGCTACACCAGTAGAACCATCTCTACCACGAACAATAGTAAGTGTGTTGGTTGATACCGCCGATACATCTACAATTTCTTCAAGCGCCGTATCTGGGTCTATCACCACCGTAAAGATTTCACCAGCAGAGATTGTAACTCCACCTAGAAGGGATGTTCCAGATACTACAGTTGCTGTAGTTCCAGAAGAGGTTAACGCTGCAGATAATGTAGTCTGTTGTGAGCGTGAGGAGTATTTGCGTGTTGTCATTTATTTACCTATCGGCTGTAGTGGACGCGGATTGGATACAGGGTTTGCTGTCTTTGAGTTTCCTCATTAAGACGTTGTGTATATAGGGCGTATAGTTGTTTTGTTGCAGTTTGTGAAGCACCATAAGGACGCTTGCTATCTGTTTCATCTGCTTGTGGGCTAACTTGGCCAGCACGTGCAGGGTCAAGGTAGGTGAGCAAACGATAAGAAGCGCCAAGGACGATTACATCTTTACAGGATTCTGGCAAACCAGTTTGTGTTGAGAAGTCTTGAGCATTGGTTGTAAAAGGTGCTGGGTCTGTAGAGTATACAACTTTAACAGTTCTACCTGGAGTAATGTAGTCTCCAATAGTTACTGTTTGAGATGTAGCACCAAATGCTGTAGCATCAGCCTTAGAGTCCCAAGACCAACGACGCACAGGAATCCATTCAAGTGATGGTCCAACTGATTGCCACATAATTGTAAGGATGTTTTGGATGTTTAATCCATCAAAGTCATAGGTTGTTTGAGCAGCATTAAATGTAAAGGTAGTTACTTTAGCGGCATAGATAGTAGAACCAGCAGCATTAATAGTATCATTGATAGCCTTCTTAACTACATAGCGTGGGAAGGTTGGCGAGATAGTAACCTTAGTATCTAATGTATGAGTAGCAGCAGTAGTGCCTAGATACCCACGACCATAAGGAGATACGGTTGCTGTGTTAGCAACACGGTCAAATGAATCAATCCACATTAACTCTTCATCAATCTCAACTACACCCTTACCTAGATTCTCAGTTGAGCCTAAAGATAGAATAGTAGGAGATGCAGATGATGATGTAGTTCCAGTAATAGCAGATGTTAAGTGTGTTGCTCTATCCTGTTGATAGGTATAACCAGCAAGGTTAATCTGAACCTCATTGATTAAATCAGTTAATGTAGTTGTCAAGAGGCTATGCTCCTTAATGCATCAATTGCCGATTTGCCAGTAGTTCCAGCAAGTTCATTACAGATACCATTTAAATCTTTATAAGCAGATGGTGCTCTACCAGCACTTGCCTTTTTATTCAAGGCTCCAATTATTCCAAGCCCTGATGTACTAGCCCATTTATTAGCAGCACCTTGTTCATCAAGAAATGCTGTCCTTGCTGGGTAAGTTCCACCATTGGCTAGGCGATTTAATTCAGCACATAGAGTGCTACCTGCGGTACCTGTTGGCATTGTTTATCCTATCTAGGTGTAATGATTTTCTTATCAGGGGTGATAAGTTTTGACTTAGGCTCTTCCTTAGGTTTACCAAAGAATGCCTTGTAATAGTGTTCATCAAATGAAAAACGTTTCATATGTGGAGCAGTGGCTCCTGTATGGCAATAGAGTGGAACCTCTGCCTTATCGCATAGTGCAAAGAAGAATATATCTTCGCCTATAAACTTAGTTCCTCTACCCATCTCCATAAACATCTGTCCATCTGGCGCTACGGGTCTTACCTTTTCAACTACGCTACGGTGCATTAGGATAAATCCAAACCCTGCTGCATCTGCTTTGACTAGTTGATTCTCTGGTAGTGGATGCATTCTTGCTAATCCAAAACTACCATCACCAACATTAGTAAAGTTAAATACTGTAGGCATTGGAACCATCAAAGGTTCCTCAGGATTATCTGTAGTAAAGTATACTCCAGAAACTAATGGTCGCTTTTCAGCATCCTTGTTATCCCATAATAATTTAAATGTATCTGGACTAATTACTACATCTGAGTCTACCCATAGTAGCCATTCGTAATTAGTCTTATCATACCAGTAATCAATTACTGTCTGTCTTTGTCTAGCAATCTGATTGCCCTGACTTCGTAATGATGTTGCAAACTCTACGCCAGACTTTAACATTACATCTGTTACACCTTGCATAAACTTGCCATCAACCATACCGTTGTCACACCATACAATTGCTACTGAATCTTTTGTCCCCTTGGTACTCATATTACCACTTAACCTTGTCCGCCCAATAGGCTGCACTCATCTTACCTTTAGCAATATTCTTGCTGTGTCTTGCTTTAAAAGACTTACGTTTAGCCTTCATACGTTCTGATTCGCCAGCCTTAGGAGCACCTGCCGTGCTTGCACCTTGCTCGCCAAATCTAATAGTCTTTACTTTTTCTCCTACCTTAGCCACTACTACGTGTGACTTCTTAGGATGATTAGGTGTACGCTTTGGCTTATTAAAGCCAGATACTCCTGCTCTTTTTAATCTTGAATCAGCCATTATTTGCCCCTATACTTTGCTGTCTTCTTTGCTATGTTTTTAGGTTGTTTAACAAACTGTTTGCCTTTAGCGTTACCAGTGGCCTTAGCCTTATTGGTTGCTGCCTTCTCTGCAGGACTTAATGCAGCCCACGCTGCAGTAGGTAAATATCTTTTCTTGCCTTTAGATGGTTTACCATCAGATGTCTTCCACTTTTCAGCAGTCCACTTCTTAAGTGATTGTTGAGATTTAGCAAGTGCCATTACTTGTAACCTCCGCCTGCTTTCTTGTATTGAACTGCAAGTAGTTGTGCTTTACGGGCTGACCATTCTCCAGGGTCTCCACCCTTAGAACCAGCCTTAATCTTCTTAAACAATGATGCTCTCATACCAGGTTTGGTATAGTTCCCAGCAGCATTAACTTTAGACTTTGCTTTCTTTTTCATTTAATCCCCTTGCTTGGTTCTTTAGTCTTAGGGTCAAGACGAGTTTTTTCCCGTCCATCTTTTCGGAGAATAACAATCATACCGTCCCGTATAATTGACTTATTGAATCCGTCGTGACGCTTACGTTGACCCGATGACATTAATTGCCTCTGTTTATTCTGGTACTAGTACGAGTTTGAGGTATGAACATTCCTGGATATTTTTTTTCAAGCGCAGCCTTAGCATCAGCCTGAAATTTAGCCATACCTTGAGGAGATATTTGCTTTTGATATTCTTTCATTGCTGCTTCGCCCGTTAATTTTTTAGGCTTAGGTGTTGGCTTGGGAGTATTCATATTACTTCTTCTTACCCATTTTCTTCATAACCATTTTCTTACCAGCCTTTTTGGCTGCCTTCTTTGCATCTGCTTTACCTTTTGCTGTGTAAGGGAAGTTCATTTTTCCTACTTTTGGCATTAGATTTGTCCTATCTCTTTCATTATGGTTGCGGCTTTTGGAGTTATATCTTTAGTCTTAGGCATAGTGTCCGCATTATACGCTTTACCTAATACTTCTGAAGCCCTATGCGCTTCTTGTACGTGACGCATAGTTGTTCCTGCTGGTTGTATTCCTTGCGCTCTTGCATCTCTATAAGCCTGCAATTCAGATGTCCACTTCTTATCTGAAATATCTCTCTTAGCATCTCCAGAGTTCATCTGAAGTCCTAAGCCTTTACATCCAAAACATCCATCAATTGGTTCTGGATGATGTTCCCAGTGTTTCATATGTCCCCTTATATTGCTGTAAAGTTTGCTTCTGTTATCCCTACACCACCAGCAATTAGTGCTGCTTTAGTAGCATCGTTAACTATATGATTATGTCCACCAATATAGAACTCTTGGTAATCATCTATTGCTTCATCAAGAACATAACGGACTCTTGAATATACTCCGCCACTCTTAGCAATACTGATACCTCTATCTAGTTTATAGAAGTAAAATAATCTATGTTTACCTGCTGGTCCTTCTCGGACTGTAGGTGTTTTAAAAACATAATCTGCCATTGTTCTCCTTAATGAACTTACTGTAAGGCTAGAGTTTTCCCTAGCCCTACCGTCAATCAACTAAGCGATTGAAGAACCTGATTCGATTCTGTATAGTGCCTCTTCACGGTAGCGTGCAAAGCCAAGTACGCCGTACCAACCCATTGGGCGGTGACGCATTAACTTGTCAACTACTGGTCCGATAACTACGTGTGGCTCTTCTGCTACGGCCTCGGCCAATGCTTGCTGTCCAGCAAGAATTGTACGATAAACACGTGCAGATGAAGAACCGTCAGTAGCATTGTACAGACGTGCAGACTCTACGAAGTATGCACCTTCGTAAGTTCCGATTTCTCCTGCCCAGATACGATCTTGTGCAGATCCATATTGGTTAGGAAGTAACCATCCTGCTGAACCTGTCTCAGCACGAAGATCGTGTGAAACTTCTGGGTGGATACCACACCAGTATAGGCTACCCTTGCGAGCAATAGACTTGTTAGCACGTAATTTTGCTACTGCCTTGCGTAGGTTTGCAGATGAAAGTGTAGCAGCAGCGGTAACTGTTGCTGTTGAAGTTGCAGTTGAACCTGAGTAGATTACATTTGAACCGCCACGCAATGTTGTCATTGCGATAGAGTCAATAGAATCTGCAAGGTTGAACGCGATAATGTTTGCGATTGCTGGGTCTACATCAGCAAGGCTGAATAGTTCCAACGCACGTGTTACCAACACTGAGTTACCATACTCGTTAAGAGTAATGGTTACAGAGGTTGGTGTGGACATTGCTACTGCATCTGGATCAGCATCCTCGGTAAGGGCTGTAGTTGCAGCAGATAGGTCAACATAACGTTGTAGAACAACTGTTGAACCTGGGATTGCTTGTCTTGCTGGACGCTTATCTGCGACAGAACGAATTAGTGGTTCTGAACGGAGAGCGAATTCAAGAAGACGGTCATACGCCTTCTGTACTAAACCAGCAGAACCAGCAGTTCCTCCTAATGAGGACGAACCTGTTGATACGTAGGCGTTAGCCATATCGTCACCTCCAAGTGACTATGAACGGAATTATTGTGAGCGAAGTACATCCAATAATGCATCCATCGAATCTGCATTATCAATGCGAGAATTTAAATCCTCTGCTCGGTCTGGGGTCATAGCATTTTGGGTGAGTACATCTTGCTGCCTTAAGGCGGCTCTATCTACTTCACTTACTTTTGGCTCTTCCTTGTCAACCTTAATTCCAAATAGATCAGCGTTATCATCGAGCCAGTTATTCACTGACTCCTCGTTAACATCATCTAAGTCTTTAAGAACAAGTCTAGCAGCCTTTGCGTTGACACCCTTCTTTTCTAGGACTTCTTTGACAACTCGTTCACGCTGCACCTTGGATAATCCCTCAAGTTGCTCAGTGAGTTCTTTGATACGTTTCTCATCTGCACGTTTGGCTTTACGTAACTTTTTAAGTAAGTCACTTCCATCCATTTGTACATCTGTATCTGTATCTAGATCGTCGTCTTCTTCTTCCCAGTAGTTGTTGCTCATAGCAACCCACCCTTCTATTCGTTGTAGTCGCAAGCCTCAATTCAATTCGGGGAAATTGGTTGGCTCTTGCTATCGGTCTTATACACTGCGCGAGGGCCGATGGATCCGCGTCAGGATTCTATTATATGTTTGTTAGGCTTCCAAGTGCGCCTTTGCCTAAACCAGACTGCTTCTTAAATTGTGCCGTTTCTAGTTCTGACAGTCTTTGTCTCTTACGAGCCGCCGAGGCTAAACCTTGTAATTGTTCTTGCTCTGCTTCCAACCTACCATACTGGGCTTCAGTTCCACCATAGATAGAACTTAACTTTTCAGCAGTAGGTAATACTTCTGCTATCTTTCTAAATCCTGCTTCGGCTTGAGCCTTAGTAACACCTTGTTGTGCTAATACGTCAGCACCTAGTGTGCCTCGTGTAACATTGGAGAATGGTACACTTGCTTGCTCCTCAGCCATAGCAAGTTCACTAGCGGTAAGTCCCTGACGGAGTGCAGCACCGCCAATTTCAGCAGCCTTAACTTTTCTTTCAAGGGCAGGTATTTGATTTATTGGATCTAACATACCAGCAACAATGTCGCTAAAGCCTAGGGCTGAGAAGAACTTATTAAACGCATTTTTAGTAGGTTCATCATTTAGTACCCTATCAAATGCTAGTTGAACTCTATCAGTCACCTCTACAACATCAAGATCCTCTTTAATGAATTTATCATAATAAGATTGGGTCTTAAATGTAGGCAAGTTGTACGCATTAAATATTTTTATGTAGCCTTGTTCAAGTTTTAGATATTCTCCTGGGGAAAGAACTGGTTTTCCAGCCTTTTGTCTTTCCACATTTGCGGCAAATCTTGCGTTAAACTTAGCATTATATCTAGAGTCAAACTGCAGTAAAGTCAGTACATCTTCGCTACTAGCCTCTGGATATTCATCTCTAATGGTGTTTAATACGGAAGCAATATCTGTAATGTTATATGATTTAAGTATTGCTTCAATAGTGTCATATGCCACATTTGAAACAATCTGTTTTTTAGCAGGAGTGCCGAAGGTCTCACTAGTGCCATCGCTATAAAAAATAGTCACAGTTCCGTCAGCATTTTGTACAGTTGTAAGTACTGTTTTACCAGTAACGGGAGGAGTAGGTACTTGACCTCCATCTCCATTATTAACTGGAACCACTGCTTTAGGCTTAGGAGGGGCAACAGGTTTAGGAGTCACGGCAGGCTTGGAAGTAGTAGCAGGCTTATTTCCAGCAGAAATTAGGGGAATGCCACTGTAACCACCTGATGATTTAGTAGTAGGGGCTCCATAAAGATTTAATGTTTGATTAAATGCAGGTGCTGTAGGCTTTGCAATATTTACTGGTGTAAATTGTTTGCTTGGGGTAACCAATCCAGCAGAGTTAACTTTAGGTTTTTCGGCCATTGTTTTCCTTATCCTATGTTAAATGCTCGAAGCAATGTTTGCAAATCACCTAAAGAACGTTCTTTGTAGGCGTCTGTCTTTTTAAATTCTGGACTTCTATAGAGTTGTTTTTTGTAATCTTGTATGGATAATGGGGCAGGACCTGAGCCAATTTCGTACATATCAGATACTTTAATTTGATCTGCAGGTATACCAAATATCTGCGCTCTGGTATTTATCCAAGGAGATAGTACTTCTCTAGCATTCTTGCCTTGTGCGAATAAGTCTTTAAAGGCTGGCATAACGGTACTAGCCTGCATCATTACACCGTCTATTACATTCTTATATGCATCAGGGCTTCTTAATGACTGAACTGCTTTATTATAAATATCTTTTTCGTTAAATGGAATACCATTCTCATCATATGCACTTCTAATACTTCTAACAACACGACCTAAGGAACCTTTATCTGTAGCACCAGGAATTGTGCCTAATTCATTAGCCTTCTTTTGTACGTACTTTAAAAGTATATCTTCTTTTTGCTGTGCAGTTATTCCAGCAGGAGATAGTTCTAAAGCATTAACTTCTTTAGCATATGCTTTTACTATTCCAGGGTCTGCTTTGGTTTCAAATAAATCTAGGAACTGACTATTTAAGTCAGCCTCTATGGCAGCCAAAGATGTTGTTGCTTTAGCCTTAGTAGTGACCTGACCAAAGAACTTAGATGCTAACTTAGGATTGGATAGAAGATTATCTATAGTAACATTTTCTGTTGGATCACCTAATTGATCTTGAACAAATAAAATACTTTCTAAAGCCAAGGCATCTGCTGGGCGCCAAACTATTCTATTGCCCATACTTTGAACATATGCTAAGTCTGGTGCTTGTCCGCTAGGATATAGGTTAGGTATCTGCCCTAATCTAACGAGTAGTGCTGCTTTTTCGGGAGCACCTTTTCCAGCAAGAAGTTTTTGAGCATCGCCCTTTATTGCATCGGCATTAGTATAAGTAGGTCCAGTATAATCTAATCTATATGGAACTCCAGGGAATCCACTAGTACCAGCCTTGACAGGAGTATTATATGGTAAACCTAATAGGGTTGTTTTACCAGTTTCGCTACCCGCTGGAGCATTTGCATTTTGTGCATCTACGCTAGGTGTCAAAGCGGTTGATTCTTTAGGAGTTTTATTCTTGTCTTTAAATGCAGAAATACCAACTGCTCCCGCAACAACTGCTGCAGCCTTACCCTTTTTAGTCTTAGGGATAACTTTACCAACTGTCTTTGCAATAGGTACAAGTGATGACATACTGGATTAACCTTCCAATTCTTTTTTAAAGAACGAGTAATATAGTTTCTGGAAATCAGGATATTTTCTTATAATATCAAGGGCTTGTTCAGCAAGCCATTCTCTTTGAGGTAGGCTAGATTGATTCTTTAAGGATACTCTACCGCTAGCAGCGATAGCCTTTTCTCTTAAGTGTAGGTAATCTCTTAAACCATTAACCGCTTCTGAGTCTATGAATCTTTCATCATAGGCTGCCTTTGTCAATTGAGCAAGGACTCTTGGTTCTTTAGTTGCATCAAATACTACTTTGCGATTACGCATTTCATATGAATCACCAAGTTGTTGTAGTGCTTTTTCGGTTCTCTTAGAGTCCCAGGTCTCACCAACAGAGCGTGCCAATAGACGGTCTTTAGCGGCATAGTAGCGAACATTAGTTGCCTTCTCTAAGATTTCCTCAGAAGATAACTTCTCACGCTTATTGTTTCTAAGTTGCCATCTATATAGTTCCTGAGAGAATCCACCATTAGGATAGAAATACCCGTATACATCAGAGTATTGGTCTACAACAGTAGGATCTTTTTGAATTAAACTATATGTATATAGGTTATTAGGGCCACCAGATGTTGCTGATATGATAGCGAATACCTGCTCTGGACCATATAGATCTAGGAAGTCTGCATATGCTTTGTTCCTATTAGATCCATTGGCTTGCTCTAATGCTCTGAAGTCAGAGTATAACGATGAGGCAAGTAAAAGATTTCCATCTTTATCTTTAGTTAAGTCTTTAGGTTGAATAGCAACTGGAGATACGAATCCAAATAGACCGCGCATTAACATAAAGTATTGAGCAAATCTATTTGTATCTGCAATCAATCTGCTTTGATCGGCTGGATCATCTATGTTATAATCGCCACCTGATGCAAGATAGTTCATAACTGGAGAGAATGATGAAGCATAAGATTCTTGTGAACCAGTTATGCCTGCAAAAACTCTACCAATATTACCGCTTGTTACGGAACCTACTGCCTGAGATGTTACGCTTAAATCTGTTTGGCCAAATGGATAAACTACTTTATACAGGTCATCTTTCCAAGCGGCTGGAAGCATATCTAATGGATTCTTATTGACAGCATCCAAGACATTTAATCCCAGAGAAATTCCAGGGCCAAATCCAGGAAGAACAATTCCAGATCCAAGTGCAAAGTTAAATGATTGCGGACTTGCACCAGCAGCAAATGGACCCTTTAGGCTAAGATCACCTTTGAATAGGTTACTCATAAAGTTCATACCAGTTGACATAAATGGTACAAAGAAATTACGTTGACCACTTTGAGGATCCGTAAAGAAGAATCCCTGGTTTGGATCATAGTAATCTTTAGCATCTGTTATCTCGTATAGTGCAGATGCTTCTGGAGAGTTAAGCCAGTTTAAATTTCTAGAGATCTTGTATACTTGATCTGGATTATCAAATGCAAGTTTAGACCACTTAGTAATAGTATCGCCCCAAGCGTTTCCGAATGGTGCAATCAATCTTAATTGGTGCCACAATAGACGCTTCTTTGAAGCATTGTAAAATAGTTCTTTTGTGTGATTGCTTGCAACCTTAGAAGCGTATTCGTGAATCTCGTCAATTGTTAATGGACCATTGCCGTCTGCTTTGTTAAGGATAGTCCAGGCAGCGTGCTTGTCACCGATTCTAATACCTTGAGGATTAGTTAATGGGCGTAAAGACTTTTCTGCTGTTTGTTTTAACAATCTTAGAGCGTTATCATCTGCAGATAGGGCCATAGTTCTTACTACATCCCAATACTTTTGACGCCATTCAGGACCCATAGTGCTGGTCTTTTCAAGCCTAATAGCAAAGTCAAAGAAGTTATCTACCCACTTAGGGCCACCCTCACCTTTAGATATAACAGTTGTTGGGTCTGATACTTTAAACCTTATGCCGTTCCAATTACCCTGACCTTTAAATACTTTTTCTAATTGGTCAGCAAATTCTTCATTAGCATCTTTAATTGACTTGCGATTCTTAGAAATCTCTTGTGTGTTCCTAATAGAGTTCCTTGCGCTATCTGCAGCAGTTGGAACCTTTAGTGAATAACCGCCAGTTTCAAGTGAACCATCAGAGATTAACTTACGAATAGCAGCAGAAGCAGGTCCACCTTGACCAGATACTTCCTCGATACGTGCTCTTAATGAAGCGGCTCTACCATTGTTATTAACGCCATCAAATAGGTAAGTGCGAGCACCTTGATCGGTCAATAACCAGGCTTTAGTTTCTTCATTTCTAGCATTAACAAATCTAGTCCAAGCATCTTTACCTTGACCTCTTAATAGGTAATCAATAGTTGCCTGTTCGTATCCTGGCTGTGTTCTTGCAACCGCTTTAGCAATAGGGCTGGCCTGCAACATACGAATTTCGTTTGCAATACCTTCCCAAAATCTAGGTTCATCTACTTGAACGTTTTTATATCCTCTTAAAGTAGAGACTCTTTGAACTTCATTAGCGCTACCAAGTGATTGGCTTTGCATAAAGCCCATATATTTATGGCCTTGGTCGTGTGCCATTGTTTCATATAGTAATTCATCTGCAGAGTTGGCTAATTTAAATTGATCGCCAAAAACTGTGTGTCTGTATGGGTCAAATGTGTTTAAAAGGGATTTCCATTTAGGTCCACCCTCGCGTCCCAACCACATTCCGATAGCCATAGTAGGATTATTGAAGAAAGATACGTGACCAGTTGCCATAACACGTATTTGTTCTTCTGTAATATTACGTATTACGTAGGCAGGTCTAGTTAAAACTACTTTTTTCCAAAAGTTATTAGTAAATGTATCTAATGGTTTAGCAATTTTGCTTGACAATCCACCAGTTGCCTTGGCTAGTTTTCCTATCTTTCCAATTTCCAGCATAATATCTGTGGCTGCTGGGAAGTAGATCATAGAATTCAAGAACTCTGAGTCTAAGTGTGGACCACTTAATGTAAACTTCTTTCCGCCAGCAATTATAAAGTCAATTTCTGCTCCGCTAGCGTGAAGTTCAGCCCAGTACGCTGACTGTGTCTTACGCTCAGCATCAAATGCTCTTGTAAGTTTTGCTAATTCAGCATCACTTATTCCAGCCTTGGCAAATGCAGCCTTGTTTGCTTCAAAGATAGAGTCAAATAATCTAGTCGTTGCCTTAAACCCAGCAGCAGATGCATCTGTTGAGAATGCGATCTCATCTATGATTGAGTTAATAGTTATTTCATCTACACCAGTAGATCGTCCATAGTTTACTACTGTTTCAATCAGTGAATCTTTATCGGCATAGTGAACAAACGCTCCACTATTAGGTACATATGTAGAGTAAGATCTGCTTAGCGCAGATAAACCTTTTACAATTGTTGGCTTGCGACGTATGCCTTTTGCCGCCCAACCAGTTATTCCTTCTGCTGGTCTAGCAACCACTCCAGGAACAATTTTACTTAGAAATCTACTAGTAACAGTTCCTGTTTCCAAAAGGTTTTGAGCAACATCGCCATTAGCAATATACGGAGCAATTGCTCTTAAAACTTCTTCTCTATTTGTAGAAGCAGCAAGTGCTTTTGCTTGGTCTACAGTAAAACCAGGCTTGCCACCTATCTTACTTGTCTTCCAAATTTGCTTCCAGTCATTCATTTCAACAATTGCATCAATGATGTGAGATCCACTGCTACCACTTAAAAATGTAGCAATTGGTTCATAATTAATTTCTTTGCCTAGAACGCTAGTAAACTCTGCTTCTATTTTAGTTTGCTCTGCTAGGGCTGACTTGTAGGCAGCAACTTTCTGGCCAGTTGTCATACCATTAAAAACTTTCATTTGAGCAAGAGATTCTTCAACTGCTTTTTGAGCCTCGTCAACTTGAGTCTCAAGCATTGTAAGTTTCTGCATTTGCTTTCCTGGCAATACGCCAGCATTAAATGCTTTAGCCTGCTCTAATTGTTTCTTAAGTCTAGCGGCTCTAGCATATGCAGATGTTGGATCTCCAACTACCATTAAGCCTAGTTCACCAATAGTGTTGATAAATCTTGCATTACTCTCGTCAAGGCCAAGCCCTCTTGTGATAACAAAAGATACTGGGTCTACAGGAGAGTATGGTCTGTAGATAAGATTGCCTTCAGCATCTGTTACTTGTTCGCCATTTTGATAAACTGCAACTTTAGCATACTTCATTTTTTCTTGGCGTGCTTTAAATCCAGCACCCATTTCTTCAGAGAAAAAGAATCCTTGACCTAGATCAACCTTGCCTTCTTCTGCAAGTTGTTTACCAGCCTGAAATGCTGCGGTCTGTCGTAGCGCAACTGTTGGATTAAGAACTACGTTTAACATTTCTTTGTCAGAAAGTAAACCTAAACTTTCTCTTGTGTCTGCTGGGTTAGTAGGCTTACCGTCCCAAGTTAATTTTCCTTGAGATTGAAGTTGAAATTCTTTAGCAACTAATCCAATTTGATTACCAAGTCCAGCAAAAAAAGTTTCAACTGGAGTGCTTAATGCTAGAGTGCTGTTTCGAACCACTCCTTTAAAAATAGTCCAAGCCTTGCCCCAAGGCTTTTTCTGAAATTCTTCATTAGAAATTCTTTGTGCTTCTTTAAATTGATCTTCGTATCTTTTAGCAGCAGTTTGTCTGTCTATTTCAACAAATGTATCAACTAATGGACTAGAACTAATGCTTCCATTTTTGTATAATCCAGCAATAACTCCAGCAGAAATGTCTGTGTTTTTTGATATTGCTGCTCGTGCAGCATCACCTTGTGGTCCAGTTAATGTTTGTGATTGCTGAACAATGTCGTTATAGTTAAATTGGTTCTGAGATATCTCGCGCTCTTGAATACCCTCAAGTACGTAATTCCCATTAGCATCTTTTTTGATATTAGGAATGGACACTAGATCCTGCCTTCAGCGCTCAAATACTCCAACATACGTCGAACATCTTCATTGCTTGGATCCTGAAGATATAGTGCCTGAATTAATCTTGCAGAATTATCTTGTTGTGTTTGTGGGACTGCTGCTGGAAGTGCTAATGCTTCAGAGCCAGCACCTGGTCCAATATCTATGCCATTTGTGATAGGAACATCTGGTCTTTGAGTCGGTGCATCAATTGGAATAATTGGTGTAGCCTGAGGTGCAGCAGCCATAGGGCGTGCAGTAGCAACAGGATTACCAGCCATAGGTGCAGAAGTCTGTTGTTGCATCTGTGCTTGACCTTGTCCATAGGCTAAGCCTGACATATAACGTGCTGGCTGTGTTCCAGATTGTCCTGCTCCACCAGTTGCTGATATATTTGCAGGATTGTTCTGTGGTGCAGTTGGACGGTAACCGCCTCTGTTCTCTGCCATAGTTCCTCCTACTTAATTTTTCTAGGTTGTTCTTTTGATATGTATGGGCCTGCTGTAAACGCTGTAAGTTTAGATGCAATCTCCATTGCTTGGTATGCATCTGCTCCAGCGTATAAAGCGCCTAGTGCGTAATTTGCACCTGAGCCTGCAGCATATACTCCATCTGCAGATTTGCTTATTGACAACTCTTGGTCAATGTCAAATATTTCTCCACCTACAGCCATTATAAACTGGAAGCGAGATTCTTTGGTATCTTCTTCAAAGTTGTAACCATTCTCTGTCATACATTTACGAAGAGATGGCATTGCCTTTACAATCATAAAATGATAAAGGTCTTCTCTGTCTTGCTTTGTAGGAGTTGGTGGCTCCCAAATATGTTGTGCTATATCACAGGCTAGTGTTTCACCAGATCCTGCAATCAAAAACATACCACTATCTGAAATCTTTTTAACCTCAGGGTGAGAATAAATTCTACCATCAGCATCTGTAGTTTGGCTATCGGCAACTATGAAGCAGCGATCTTTATGTTCTATTCCAATAATTGTTGTCATTGTCCCCTACCTAATTATCGTCGTCGAATAGTTCTTACGCTTGCGTTTGCTTCTCCACCTGATGTTAGGCTAGATAATAGACTTTGAATATCTGGTGCTTGTTCTGCTGGTGGTAATTCCGCGCCACCTTGTTCTGGAGTAGGACCTCCTACTGGAGCAGAAGCGGGAGCAGGGGACGTTTGCTCAACCTGAGATTGTGCGCCAGCAGGAGGAATTTGTTGCGCTTGCGGCGCGAATATTTCTTCGATTGCGTCTTCTATTGCTTGTCCCTTTTGTCTTGACTTAATGACTTCAGCAATCTTTCTAACAATGTCAGAAGGATCCTGGCCACCAGCGGCCATCTGTGGAATGGCTTGTGTATATGCTTGAAGTGAACCGATAAGAGCATTGCGCATATCTTCAATTTCAATCTTCTCTTGCTCTTGCGTAACATTGACATTAAATGGTAATTCTCTCATTGCCATATCCTTAGAGATTAACTTGCCTCCAAGAGCCTGTAACATAAATATAAGTCCTTGTGCTGGATTAAGACCAGCAAGCATTCCGTAACGAACATCAGCAGAGTAATCTTTCTTGATGTCTTTACTTGGCTTGTATTCTAGCGCATATGGTGAACCAGCATCTACACCGCGAATTGTCTTAGTTTCATCAAAGAACATCTCATCAACTTCAAAGCAAAGGCTGATAACATCACGAAGTGCTGTAGCAAAAATTGCTTGTGCTGATTTAACCTGGGTATCAAAGGCTCCCATAAGAGCCTGCACACCTTGACCAGTAACAATGGAAGCGTCGATGTTACCAGTACGTCCCTCTGGATAACGAGCACCGACGCGTAACTCTTGATTTAATAATTGTTGTTCAGTGAATGCACCTTGTGGTAGAGTAAGTTCTACGCGACGAACACCTGCTGGATTAGATGTACGGATAACTGCATCGCCACCAAGTTGTAACTCTTGCACATCTTGTGGAAGTACAATAGGAGCCTGTACAGATTTCTCTGCAGCCTCCATAGCCAACATAGCAAAGCGGTTACGAAGTAACTGAATTCCTAATACATCGTCAAACTGTCCACGCATCTCACCATCAATAGATGGACGTTTAGCAACTACAACCATCATCTTACCTAGTGGATTGCGTGCTTGAGATAAAACTAAATTTTGTCTTGTAGGTATATAAACAACAGATTGATCTTTATCATAGTAACGGATAATTTCAATTAAGTTATTTACATCTTGTTTGAATCCAGTTGGGCCAAGTAGTTGACCTTCATACTCTGGGAATTGTGCTACTAGTTCACCTAGTGTTAATGAATATTTTTTTGCAAATGCAATGCATCGTCCATAGCGATCAAATTCAGGATAAGCCATCCTTGGGTTCTCTAGGCGAATACGAGGCAGTTTTGCATCCTGATCCAATTCAATTACGAATGGTAGGAATCCATATGTTATGTAGTGGTCCGCCCCTGTGTACATAGAAACTTGTAAGTCGGAATTATTAAAATAGTTAGAAGCAATGCGGGTACGATTATCAGCAAACCTACGAGCACGATCATTGACCTGGTTAGCGGATGAACAGTTAACCGCTGGAAGGGGTGCCATAACTTCTGAAAGGTCTCTGGCAACGATATCAATAAAATTTGCCACGACATTTGTATCTACACCTTCTGGAAAGAAGTCAGGATAAACCTCAGAGATTTTACCTTGACGCACAGTAAGAACATCGCCTGCTCTAGCATCGCGCTCAGAAGCACGGTACTGGAGTGATTGGACTCTTGCTGCAATTTGTTCAATCGATAATGCCATTAGTTTCCTCTTTTAATTCTGCTCTTTGAAAGATCTCTGTCGCGTTGCTTTGCCAGGCTTGATTGCCACTTGCTATACTCAGGTGTTCCTTTTTCTGGAATACCTAGATCTTTTCTAATCTTTGCTTTAGACACTTCAATAGGTGGAGTAATTCCTTCGCGGTAAATTTTATTTACGGTCTTAGCACCTTTAATGCCGCCAACAACTCTTGCCGCTCTTGCTGCTGCTACTATAGGTCCTATGATTGACACGCTATATCCTATCCGTAAGTTTCTTGCCATTGCTCTGCAAAGGCGTCGTCTAAATTGATTCCGTATCTTTTGTCTTTTTGTGCTCTAGTTGCCCAACGATTATTGGCAAACTTGGTAGCATAAGATGATTGCTGCATAAGTTCACGAACTTTAATAACAGCAAACCACAGCGCCATTACGGTATCTGTAGGGTTTTTAGTATCAGGTTTCCAAGTAATCAATTGCTGTACTAAGGACTTCAAGCCCTCAGAGCCTTCATTAGAAGGAAGTTCAATTAGGTTATTATCTTGGAAACGAGAATCTCTTGTTGTCCCAAATAGCGAAGCCATAGAGGCTACACCAAATCCTGTATCCCATTTGTTCTTACCTGTGAAGTGAGAGTTAAGGGTACAGCCGTGAGCCGCCAACCAGTTACGTAGATCATCATCTAGGGCGTAAGCCTTCTGGTGGGCGTTAATCTCTATTCGGATCTCTTGGGGTTTGTATTTGATAACCCATTCTTCTATGAGATCTCTAATTCTTTGCGGAGTGGTATCTGTCATATTGACGCAGTCAAGGACATAGATCTTACCATCAGAGCGATTGTAGGTTATTACTACTGCTCCTGTGGCTCCTGCCATTGCAGGGTCGAGGCCGATAACGGTGTAAGAACCATCAATATGTTTTGGATGGCCTGGGACTCCAGCCTTGAGTGGGCCTCTCTTTCGCATACCATTGACGCATCCAGCGACAGTAGTTGGCGAGAAGATCGAGTCTTCCATAACATCTTCTTGCTGGTAGACCAGCGCCCATACTGAGGGAGCGACTTCAGACCTTCTAGTAAATAACGAGGGTCCATCCCACTTTGTATATAATCCTTGTTCATCTGCCTCATCTTGTTCCCCCTCAGGCCTGTCAGTCTTTGGCCATAAGGTTTTCCAGTTGGCAGGCTTCTCATCAAATTCTAATACTGCTGGTTGACTAAA